AAGAGTGCAGACGCGTTCGCTGAAAGGTCAGACTCAAGATAACTAACATCAACATTAATATTGAATTGCTCAAAGTAGTCTTCATTAATTACTGTGATGAAGTAATCAGAGTCTAAAATTTGATTAAGTATTAGCGTAAGATCTGCACTATCAATGGTTGTTGTGTTACTTCCCGGAAGGGTAATTGTGCCGTCTGTAATTCCGGTAAAGTTTTCATTGATTTTATCAAATGCGGAATTAACATTATCCGCAAGATCAACAATTTGTATGTTACTCATTCATATCCCCTGATAAACTCATTAGCAGTTCTTTAATCTGCCTCATATCATCTTTCAATCCCTTGACATCTTCGGTAAGAGATTTAATATGATCTTGCCTTTGTTGGTTTACTCTATTCCTTTCTCGTGCGTTTCTTATTTCGGCTTTGTTTGTATTTAGTATAGCTCCAGTACGCTTGTCTCTTACTAAATTATTATGGCCTTCTACTTTTAACTGATTACTCATATGAATTAATCCAGTTGAACATCGGTCCCATTTTCGGAATCTGACCCTGTACTATCCCCTGCTCCACTAGCGCCAGAACTTGTTGGCGTCAATTCTCTACGAATCTCATAGTGCCAAATAGTTTGATTGTTAGGCGAAGATGTTTCTATAAGATTGCCGCGTATATAAGTGTAACCATCATTAGCATTAATAGAAGTTAGTTGAGTTAAGTCTTGTCCTGTGTAGTTAGTAATAGGATAACTTATAACTGAATCGTTCCACATTAAACTTGGTACGTAAGCTGGGTCGCCTTGACCCACGAAGATATGATAGATATCGAAGTGATATTCAGGACTCGTATCTTTCGAATATTCGAAATCAGGCCCTGGTGTAGTACCATCTGAGTCACTTGGTGTAGTACCATCTGAGTCACTTGGTGTAGTGCCATCTGAGTCACTCGGCGTGGTTCCATCTGAGTCGCTTGGTGTAGTACCATCAGAATCACTCGGTGTTGTTCCGTCCGAGTCACTTGGATCTGGGTCATTCTCTACCGGCATAGTATTGGTTTCAGGATTCAATTCGATCCAGTCTGCTGGTCGACCCCTTAGATTAAGACCACTGGTCGTTATCAATGAGATAGCACGAAGGTCAGTAATCATAGGAGACTTAGATGAGTTAGAAGACTTCATCACGATCATAACTTGGAATACAGTAAATGGATCTGCATCTAATGTGTATTCGTAGTCTCGGAAGATGTCTGGGTTCTCATCCGTAGGCATTGGAGTTTCAATATCAATTAAAGTCCAACCTGCTTGTCCAAATTCGTTTTCATCTAGAGACGTCCGAGCAAATACTTCAAAAGACGCTCCTCGTGCACGGTTTGCAGCAAAGATCACCTTAAGACCTTCAGACAGTTCGTCAATGATCACAGGAGTTGTAATATGTTGAGTCGCATATGATGCGTCAACACCACTAGTAGATGTTTCAGGATCTACGTCATTAATAACGTTTTCTAGTGTAACTACCGATACGCGTTGTAGGTCAATAACAGGAGAAACCTTTCTATCTCCTGTAGACATACTCAGTGTAAACTCTAACGTTTTTGCAGAATGGTTATCCGAGTTGGAAATAACATTAGGCGAAACATTGACGTTAAGGTCATTCAGTGACACATTTTCTGTTTGAGTCATATTATATGACAATGATGAATTCGTACGACCAGATCCGTATGACGACCCTACAGTCTTTGTTACTGTAGCATTGATACTAGAAGCATTAGGAGAGAAAGACTGTATCTGAGGTAGATACTGGTCATACATCACTTGTTGAGTAGCGGTTACGTTATTGCCACCACCCAAACTAGAAGACGATGCGTTAACTACAGACCCATTGCCGTCAACAACTTTAATCGTGTATCCTTCCCATGTAGGATTTTCAAGTATGAAACCATTAGTATTTTCAAATAGTGTCGAACTAATACCGCCTACAATACCAGAAACGTCTGAGAACTTGACTATATCGCCGTGTGTGAATCCGTGTCCTTTATGGTAAACGAAGACAGCGTTTGAATCAGATGTTGTTTCAAAAGGAGATGGTGTCAAAGTTACTTTTGGTAGTTCTGTATTTTCTAAAATTAACTGACCTGAAATGCTGAACTCTGCGCGATCTAATTCAAACATTAGATCTTTAGTTTGATCTGGAGTCCAAGTAGAACCGTTCTGAGACATGAACAATGAACCCAGTGTTGGTTGTCGTGATACTCGCGCTTCACGAGAAGGTCCTAAAACAAATTCATAGGTCTGTGCAGTATAGACATTATAGTCTACCGATTCTGCAAGTAGTACTATAGCATATTCTTCACCTGGTGTCAAGTAAACAGGTTCGTCAAATTCAATAACAGTAGGATTGTTTCTAACTTCTTGAATATCTGTTTGATCAGTAAGAGGTGTTACTGGAATATTTGACGGACTAATAAACTTAGAAGAACCAGGAATAACCCTATTAGTAGGAACTCCATTTTCTACTGGTCGAATCTGGACTTGCATAGGAATGACAGAGTCTTTACTCTCTACGTAAACACGTGCCTTTGTTAAGAACAGTCCATTAGGATTTTCTACTTGATCAACAAAGAATGTTTGTGCAAGAGGGTCTCTCCAATAAGTCGTTTCAACTTCACGAGTTGTTCGTAGAGTACGCTGTACAGTTTCAATTGTTCCAACTGAAGTATATCCCGCACGACTGATAGATGTAGAACCTTCGTCGTTGTTGAGGCTGATATCAAGCAGTTTGAATTCTTGTCGGCCAGTACGGAAACTAATGTCCGGGGTGTTCGGCAAGAAGAAAGAACCAATCAGTTCACCCTTATCATCTGTGACAAGATCTCCCTTGCCGCCTAACGCAGATGGGTATTGTGTTTCGTTTGCGTATTGATTACCATACTCAGTTGGATTGTCCGAGAAGTTTGTATACGTAGACTCTGGACGAACCCAATCAGATACATTCTTGTTTCCGAAATAAGCGAACATACGAGTGTTAGGTCGTAGACCTTGAACACGGAAACTAATCTTACGTGAACGCATGAATGGAATGATTTCGATATCTAGTATGCGTTCGCCGATAAATTCTTGAATTGTTCGAGACTCGACCTTAGAACGAATTCTTGCGTTAGGTCGACTAAAGAATGTAGGCAGATATGTTGAGATTCTACGTACAACATTCTGCATAATGTCAGGCAGTCGCTTCGTTTCAACCCACTCGTCTGAAGCAGGCGATAGTGTCATGAATCCGTTTTGTGTGATAACTGCGAACGGATTAATATTATCAGTTCCCGTTGCAAGTAACTGCGAGACCATAACAACGTCTGTATGTGGCAACGTAATGATGTCACCTTTCTTAGAAACAACGTTGTTTGTATTCGTAGCATCGTACTTCAGTCGAACAGAATTCTCAACGAACGATGGTCGTAGTAGACCTTCTGGATCTACAGAAGCACGATATGCTGGGTTGTGTACGTCACAGAAGTTCAGTGTACTGAAGTTGTCTGCGATGAACCCTGCCTTAGTACGATTATTGCCGTTAGCATCTAGTACTTGTAGTACATTTGTATTAGTCTCAAGGAAACTCAATGCAGTCAATTCATATAGAGTTTCTACACGATCGGACAACTTAGCGATGTCTTTCATCGTGAATCGCTTGTTAGGAATAAATGTACTGATTACATCGGATCGATCTAATGTATATGCGTTCAGAGAAAACTTGTATAGAGGTAACGAACCTGCAGGTATTTCTGGTTCACGAGGATCGATCGCAGGCTGCCCACGAACGACTTGTAACTCACCGAATCCAGTGTCTCCTCGACTGTCTGTCGCGTTCACCACAAGAATATCTGTACGAGGTAGATAGTACTCTAGCTGATTAATTATAATCGATGATGCGTTCTGCGGAAGCTCTGAGACAGTGAAGTCATAAGGGAAACTAGTAAATCTATCTGGTCTAAAATCAAGAACGTCACGTAAAGAAATAGATTCTCCGGTACTTAAAGTCGTATGAGTAGGAATTTCTTCGTACGTCAATCCTGTATACGAACTTGCAGCGAAGAACTTGCCTCCACCGGTTCGTTGAAAATAACTATAGGTAATTTTTATTTCATGACCAGTTAAGTTTGCGTCATCATACGGTAGCGTATATCCTTCTTTAAGATATGCTATAGAAATTCCGTAATAGTTGTCTCTTTGACCATTGTCTAAGTACCACTGATATGTGATGTCCTCAGGTTCTGAAACATTAGGAACAATCAACTCTACCTTGTCGATAGAAATTGCATCGACGACATCCAAGATAACAGGTCTTGTTTCATAAATGTCGCTAGTAAGAGATACTGTTTTCTCCCCTACAACCGATGTCTTGGTCTTAGGTCCAGTCTGAATGTTATCAAAATATGCGACTGCATACGTTTTATTGGCGTCTAAAAGATCACCTGAATATGTAGAAGTTCCATCTGAGTTATCTACAGGGACGATTGGAATGACAGGTCCGTCTACCTCAGCAATGATCCAGCTTTGAGATTCGACTCCTTCTATAACAATCTCTTCGTTTTGGTCTAGTGAAAATTCTCCAAATTTCTGTGCAGTATAGGAAACATTTGTGATACTGTCCTTTTTAGGAGATTTGAATGGTAGTGCGAACAACAGGTCGTTGTTAGATGTACCATACAATGTGGTGTCGAACGTCAGAGGTGTTTGATGAGGATCAGTATCGAAAGTCAAAGGTCTTAGAGGAATTTCATAAGTGTTTGATAAAATAACATCTACTAGTTTAACAACATCTGAAAAAGGATAACGAACATTGCTTCCTGTTTCAATAGCATTCATCTTCACATCGAAAATGTACAGTCGATATCCTATAGCGTCTTTACCAACACCTCGAATATGACATCCGCCTATTGTATCACCGTCTGCATTTACTAGACTTACTCCACCGAATACACTCAGGTCTCCAAACCCTTGAGTACGATCGGGATCAATGTAGACCCAGTTACCATATACAGCAGGTACCGCTTCTTGCAGTTGTGTTCTTGTATCACGTGCCTTTGGTACGACAATGTCTGTAGTCCCAACTTCTAGACGATACCCATCTACATACGCAACACCTTCTGTCACGTCTAAGTTTAGACTAGTATCATCATCTGGCAAATCTTCAAAGATTGCCTTGAATTCTTTTACTACGTAATCTCCAGACTCTTCTTTGGTACGCAGTGCAAGTAAATCATTGATTCGATTGTATGCATCGAATGTGCTAATTCCACGAGTAATAACGCCGTTAACAATACGAGCAACAAATACAAAGTTTTCGTCTGTTGTGTCGTCTTCTGGACGAACAGTAGGCGTTAGTTTAATTTGATATCGATGAGCGCCAGGAGAAGTAAGGTTTGGAACCTCGCCTTGATTGTCATGTAGATTTTCGTCTTCACTTTCTGTGATGATGTTCTGTTCTACACGAAAACCGAAATCTACTGTAGGCGTTCCGCTATACTTGTCAATGAATGTATTACCGCCACTTAGATATACAAAATGTCCCTGTACAAAGAAATCGCCCGATGCGAAATATGCTTTTGTTGCTTTACCCGCTCCAGTGATTATAGTAAGTGAGTCGTCATCTTCAATAATAGAAAGGTCTTGTGCAACGATCATATTAGGCGAAATAGCGCCACTATCGTATGTAAGTACATCGCCCGGAGATACTCGAGGCGCTGAAGATGCATTTTGTATGCCAAGTGTGTCTGTGTACTGTACGTACAACGTGATAGGATCGTTCCCATCAGGATCTACGTCACACATTTCTAGAACTTTAAACTTGATTGTCCCATTAGTGAGCGTTTGACCTATGATAGATTCGTCGTACTCGCTTGTCGGGGACACTAGTCGTATATACTCTAGGCCGTTATCCATCGTCGCACCACCTGGATTGACCATCGCACCTTCTTTGAAGATGTTCTGACCAAATCGTGCGATCTCTTCGTGAATGATTCTCTGAGCTTCTGTTAACTCTCGCGCTTGAAGTGCTCGCCCACCATTATACAATACACGATGATAACCATCCTCTTTGTCATAGAAGTCTCGGTATGTTTCGCGAAAAACTTTATTGGTATAATCAGTCATCGTGTATCCTATATTGTAATAACGACTTTAATGTCTTCTTGCTGTTCAGCGTCTCTTATGATTCGGTGTCTGTTCTCTATGTACAGAACATATCCGCTATGTCTATCTATTTCTGATTGATCAGTAAACCCATCGATGGTTTGAGGTGGGAAGTCAGCGCCAACTTGAGAAACAGGTTCGCCATGTTGAAACGCAACGAACCCTGTAGTTTCGTTTTGATGATAGTAAACAAAGTTAGATGAAGACTCATCAACGTATGCCTCAGCACCACTTATTTGTCCTCGAATAACCGCACCTGAAGTGAACGGCGAATTAGCCGTGAAATGAATTACTGGAAGTACTTTACCAGAAACTTCTGTGTATGGTGTACCGTCTGGTTTAGTTGGGTCTTGAAGAACTCCGATCTGACGGAACTCATTCTCTACGATAAATGTATTGCCTTCTGTACCATCTGGTTTGATGTTTAGCATGACCGAACTTGTTTTTAAATCATCTACTGGATCATTACCCATGTGTCGAGTAATCACTGCGCGAGCTTCACATTTAGTAGTAGGTGTTCCGTCTAATACAAACGATGCACGAGAGTATCCAGATCCGTAGTTCGTCATTGTAATCTTTACGATCTCACCACCGACCATAGTTGCTACCGCTGTCGCGCCATTTCCGTCACCTTTTACTTCTACAGTAGGAGTCGTCGTGTAACCAGAACCTTTATTAGTCACTTCACATCGAATGATCTCGCCTTTAACTGCGGCATTGATTACATTCATCTGCAAGTCTTCAACTGCAGAGTTATCGCAATTAGATACAGGTCCTGTTAGACTGACTGGTACGTGGTTACTAGAAAGATACTGGTAGATTTGTTGAGGCGTCAGTTTGAATAGAAACTTCCATACGTACCCATCTGAAGTACGAAAAGGTTTTGTATAGTCAACGTTGAGTTCGCAATAACTAGGCTTTACAGTAGAGGAGACTAAGTTCCCATCGCCGTCTCGTCCTGTCTCTAGACATACATAAACTTCTTTTGCATCATTCAACACATAGAACGACCTATCTTCTTCAGTGCTTTTAACTTCAGACCATTCATCAAAAATTTTATCTGTTACCCAGTTGTTTCTTTTCGCTACAATAATAGCGCCTTCTACTTTCTTAATAGATTGCAGGCCATGACGAAATTCATTCTCTTCTAGATTTCCGTCTACGGGCAAGTAAGGGTAGTCAGCAACTGTTTCGCCATCAACTACTGCCGTCGGGAAAACATCTGATTTACCAATACCGATATAAAATTCTTTTTCCGTACCAATAACATCTGCGAGAAATTGTCTCGCAAGATTTCTATTAAGTGATTGTCTTACTGTTGCTGGCATTATATTTTCCCATTAAAAAGGTATAACTTATATATAGTCGTCGTTTTATGTTGTTAAGGCAATTCGCCCAATATGACTCTCGCTCTCGTGCCATCGTGAATAGTGATGGTTGTGTCTGTAATTCTCATTCCTGCTTGACCCGAATCACCAATATCCAGATTGCCCGTAACTTGAGCGTTACTCATCTCAACTTTGTTTGTTGTTGTATTTACAGAGAAAGGGTTGATAGATGAGTTAGTGCCATTAACAACCTTGAAGTCGTCTGCTTGGATTGTGAATGACGATACGCTGTCTCCATTAATAACTTCGAATCCAGTGAACGTGTTTCCGTCGTCTAGTGCGACGAAGTACTTTTGATTGATTTCGGAGAGTGCATCACTATTCGCAGAAACTGACTGTACTAATCCTGCCTGTGCACTAGCAATAGAACCAGCAACACCAGCAGAGTCGTTAAGTGTATTGGTAAGGGTGGTGACTGCACTTTGTGCGATAGTTGAAACACCCGCACTATCGATTGTCACGATCTGAGAGATTTCTTCTCTAACGTCAGTTATCAAGGTACTAACACTAGAGTCAGATCCAAGACCTATGTCGTTTCTGAAAGAAGTAAGTCTTGTGTCTGTAATCGTTCCTACATTGTTACTGTCAAGGATTATAAGATTAGTAATCTCCTCACGGACATCACTAATGATTGTTGCAACACTGGAGTCAGATCCCAAACCAATAGATGTTCTGAATGAAGTTAACGCACCATTAGTAACTGATATGACACCATCACTGTCAACAATCTTGCTATCTAGTCTTTCTTCTACATCACTGATCAACGCACTGACGCTAGAGTCGGATCCCAGTCCAATCTCAGTTCTGAATGTCGTTAGACGTGAGTTAGTGACCGAAAGTATGTCAGAGTCAGATCTAATGTCTGATCGGATACCGTCTTCGACATCGGTTAGTAGTTTACCAACACTGTCAGTGCCGATACCGATTTCTGTTCGAAATGATGTTAGACGGTCATTGGTGACCGAAAGTATGTCTGAGTCTGATCTAATGTCTGATCGGATACCGTCTTCGACATCGTTCAGTAGAGTCGTGATGTCACTTCCTTCACCTAGTCCAATCTCAGTTCTAAATCCTGTTAGACGTGAGTTAGTGATCGCAAGTGAACCAGCAGAGTCTAACATCTCTCCGCGCAGTTCGTCTTTCACCGCGTTGGTCGCTGTGACAAGCTTGTCGCTATCTACGCGATCTAGTGATTGATCAAAGGTCGTTATTTTTGTATCGATCAATGCATTGACTTCACTATCACTTCTAATTTCT